GCCTCGCGCGACAAGCTGTCGGCCCATCTGGAAAAATCCGACGACAACAACGTGACCGACGCCGATCTTGAGGCGCGGCAATCGCTCAATGGTGAGATCGTCAGACTCGAGCGCACGCTCGAATCGCTCCGCGAATCCGAGCGGCACCTCGGCAGCACCAGCGAGGACGGCGGGCGCACGGTGACCCGCTCGTCGGTCCCGGCGGTGATCAACGGCACCACGGCGATGACGCAACCGGCACGCCCGTTTAGCGTCGCGGCGAAAAAACTACAGCCGCTCGATTTCTTGGTGCGCGCCGGTGCCATTCAATTGCTGGCCCATCGCGAGCGCAAACCGCTCGACGAAATCCGCCGCATGATCTACGGCGACGACGAGGCGACCAAGGCGGTGCTGGAGTGGCAGACCAAGGCCGCCAGCGCGCCCGCGATGACCACGGTGGTCGGATGGGCCGCCGAGCTGGTGCAACAGATCGTCGTCGACTTCATGCAAACCCTGACGCCGAAAAGCGTGTTTCCACGCTTGTCGGGCGCGGGGCTGTCGCTGACGTTTGGCCGCAACGGCAAGATCATCATTCCGACGCGCTCGCGCACGCCAACCATCGCGGGCTCGTTCGTCGGTGAAGGTTTGCCGATCCCGGTGCGGCAAGGCGCATTCACGTCGCAGACTCTCACGCCGAAAAAGATGGCCGTGATCACGACGTGGACAAAAGAACTCGACGAGCATTCGGTGCCCGCCATCGAGGGGCTGATGCGCGACGCGATCCAAGTCGACACCGCCGTGTCGCTCGACGCCGTGTTGCTCGACACCAATCCCGCGACGGTGGTGCGCCCGCCCGGCATCCTCAACGCTGTCTCGGGGCTGACGCCAACCGCTGGCGGCGGCTTTAATGCGCTGGTCGGCGACATCAAACAGCTCACCAACGCGTTGCTGGCCGGTACGCTCGGCAACATCCGCAACCCGGTGTGGTTGATGAATCCGGCACAGGTCAACAGCATCGGCCTTGTGGCGGCCCCGGGCGCGGGCGTGTTTCCGTTCCGCGACGAGATCGCGCGCGGCACGCTCGGCGGCTGGCCGGTGATCGATTCCGGCACGGTGCCGATCAACACCGTGATCGTGGTCGACGCCGCCGACTTCGTCAGCGTATCCGGTGACGCGCCCCGGTTCGAGATTTCGGATCAGGCGACGCTGCACATGGAGGACACCTCGCCGACCGACATCAGCACGTCGGGCACGCCCGCCGTGGTGGCGTATCCCGCCAAGTCCATGTTCCAAACCGACATGCTGGCGCTTCGCCTGATCCTGCCGGTCAATTGGTGTCTGCGCCGCACCGGCGTGGTCGCTTGGGTCGCGGGCGTTACTTGGTAGCCCGCTGAAATGTTGTTCGCGGCTGCGCCAATGCAGCCGCGCCCTTTCGCATCTCAACCACAAGGAACCAAAGTTATGGCCGACAACGAACCAACCAAGACACCGCACAGCACATCGCACAGCACATCGCACACGCCCGCCCGTGTGGCCGACGATCAGGCCGCCCACCGATCCGCCGACGAACAGGCGGCCCACAACAAAAAGACGGTCGAGGAACACGCCGCCAACGTAAAAAAGCGACTCGGTGAGGAACGCGAGGCTCGCGACAAAGCCGCCAAGGATCACGCCAAGATGGTGGCCGACGTGAAGCCAACCCCGACGCAAGAGGAAAACGACCTTGCGGCGTCGGGCGTGCATATCGATGAGCATGAACCGGACGGCTCGCCGCCCGATGTCAACGACCCGACGCTGACGCCTCAAGAGAGGGCCAAGGCGCTGGAAGCCAACAAGCCCGGCGCTTACCAGACTAGGGCCGCGACGCCAAAAGCATGACGGTTCGAAGCTTCCTCACGCGGATTGCGGGCCAGCTCGTCGCCAAAGGCGAAGGCGACTATAGGGCTGGCCCGTACTATTTGCCGGTGACCGGCGGCTGGCTGCCCGACGGCGCGCCGGATAATTGGTGGCAGCTCGGCATGACGCCCGCGACCGGCGGCCAAGGCGCGATGGTCGAGGCTTGCGTGTCGGCCTATTCGCAGACCGTGGCGATGTGTCCCGGCGACCATTGGCGGTTGCAGGACAACGGCGGGCGCGAACGGGTCACGACCTCGGCGCTGTCGCGGATATTGCGGCGGCCCAACGACTATCAATCGATCTCGGATTTTCTGTTGAACGCGACGCGCGGGCTGTACCTGACCGGCAACGCTTACGCGCTGGCGCTGCGCAATGATCGCTACGAGGTCGACGAGCTGCATTTGATGAATCCCGATCTGTGCTACCCGCGCGTCGCCTACGATGGCGAAATTTTCTACGCGCTCGGCGGCAACGATGTGCTGGCGCGCCGCCTCGGTTCGCTCGAACAGTTGATCGTGCCGATGCGCGACGTGCTGCATATCCGCTTGCACATCGTGCGCAGCCGATTCCCGACGCCGCTGGTCGGCGAGTCGCCTATCGTCGCGGCTTATAACGACATCGCGGTCAGCGGGGCCATCGCCGCGCAACAGGCAAATTTTTATCGCAACGAGGCACGCCCGAGCGCCGTGCTGCAAACCGATCTGGTGCTTGATAAGGATCAAGTCGCCAAGGTGCGCGACGCCTGGAATGATCAAGCCAAGGGCATGAACCGGGGCGGCACGCCGATCCTGACGGCGGGCCTCAAGGTCCAGCCGTGGGCGGTCGGTGGCAAGGACGCCGCCACCGCCGAGATGTTGAAGCTATCCAACGAGGCCATCGCGTTGGCGTTTCGCATCCCGATGCCAATCCTTGGGCTCAACACCGGCGCGGTCAATTCGACCGAAAGCCTGATGCAGCAATGGAAAGCCTCGGGCTTGGGCTTTGCGCTCAACCATATCGAGGAAGCGTTTGGCTTGCTGTTCGATCTGCGCGGCCAGCCGGACGAATACATCGAATTGGACACGGCGGCGCTGTTGCGCTCGGCGTTCAAGGATCGCATCGAAGGGCTGGCCCGCGCGGTGCAAGGCGGCATCTATGCGCCCGACGAGGCCCGGGCACTGGAGGGTTACGCCAAGGTGCCGGGCGGCTACGGCAAAGAGCCGCGCGTGCAGCAACAGGTCGTGCCGCTGTCGGCGGCGGAAAACATACCGGCGGCACCGGGGCCGGGCGCACCACCGCCCGCGCCGCCAGCGGGCGGCGATACGCCGCCCAAGGAACCACAGCAACAGGGCTTGACCGATGCAGAACGAAATCGCATCCGACGCCAGATTAGAGCTGCACACCGAATCAATCGGCTCGCTGGCTGATCTGGTCGTCGAGGAAATCGCGGCGGCGGCGGGCCAAGCCGAACGCGAGCGCGATCTGTTGCTCGGCAAACAGTTGGCCGAACATGCTTTGCGCCTGATGCAATTGGAAACCGCCGTGCGCGACCGGCTGGCCGAGCTGCGCGACGGCGAGAAAGGTGAACGCGGTGAAAAAGGCGAGCAAGGCGAAAAAGGCGAGGCGGGCCAAGCTGGCGCGCCGGGCGCGAAAGGCGATCAAGGTGATAAGGGAGATCAGGGCGAAACGGGCGAAGCGGTTACCGGCCCCGCTGGCCGCGACGGAATAGACGGCAAGGACGGCGCGCCCGGCGCGCCCGGCGAACGCGGCGAGCGCGGTCTGCCCGGCGATCCCGGTGTCGATGGCCGCACGCTGTTCAACATCCGCGACACCTATGACGCCGCCGAAAAGTATCTGATGGGCGACGTGGTGACGCTCAACGCGAGCTGGTTTGTTGCCCGCAAGGATGACCCGGGACCATGCCCCGGTTCGGGCTGGAAGGTCGGCCCGACCGGGCGCAAGGGCGAACCCGGCCCACGCGGCGAGGTGGGCCCGGTGCGCGAGATCGCCGCATGGGACATCGACCGCAAGCGGTTCACGGCGTCGCCGGTGCTGAGCGACGGCAGCAAGGGGCCGCCGCTTAATCTGCGTTTGCTGTTTGAGCAATTCCAGGCCGAGGCGGGCTGATGCAATCGACCATCGTCGTCGTCACGCCAGCGGTGTCGATCGATCTGATCACCATCGACGAGCTGAAACGCGCGCTCAACCTGACCAGCACGACGCAAGACGCCATGCTGGCCGACCTGATCACGCGGGTGTCGGCAGAGGTTGCGGCC